CACAATAAAATTACTGCCAGTTACCTTGACAATGCGGGCAAACCCTGTATAATAGAACTTGAAGGCTTAGATGCCAGATGCTTCCAACATGAATTAGATCATTTGAACGGTATCACATTTACAGAATATGTAAGCGATTTAAAATTACAAATGGCCAGAAAAAAACAAAGGAAATTAAATGGTTGAACCAAGCGACAATCTACAAGCAGTATTTGAACGTGCAATCGATACTGCTAAAAAGTTACATCATGAATACCTTACTATAGAGCACTTATTGTGTGCCATGCTAATGGAGGATTCATTTGTCTCTTGCCTGCAGGAATTCGGTTCTAAACCAGAGAACTTAAAGAATCAGTTACTCGATTATCTGCAAAATAAATGCGGTGAAATTACAGTAACGGATGTTGTAATTAAACCTAAAAAAACACAAAGCGTAGAACGTGTACTTAATCGTGCGTTCACACAAGTATTGTTTAATGGTAGACAAAAAATTGAACCTACTGATGTATTCTTAGCAATGTTGGGAGAGAAACGTAGTTGGGTTTATTACTATGTTGCTCTTGCTGAAATTGATAAAGATAAGTTTGCCAGCTTTATTAATTCTGCAGGCGAAGAACAAGAAGAAGAACAAGAAGTTAGTAGTCAAAGTGGTAAGATTTTACAAGCATACACTACTAACTTAAACGAGCAAGTTAAAAAAGGTAAAGTTGATCCGGTTATCGGTCGTATTGATGAGTTGGAAAATATTGCACTGGCGCTTGGTCGTCGTAGCAAAAACAATGTAATCTTAGTTGGTGATCCTGGCGTAGGAAAAACTGCCATAGCAGAAGGTCTTGCGTTTAACATTGTTAAGGGTGCTGTTCCTGATTTCCTAAAAGATTATACTGTTTTCAATCTTGACATTAGTGCTATGCTTGCTGGTAGCAAGTATCGTGGAGATTTCGAAGAACGTTTTAAAATGATTCTCAAAATCTTAACTAAAAAAGGCAAAACTGTATTGTTCATTGATGAAGCACATATGATTAGTGGTGCTGGATCAGCAGGCAATTCAGCTAATGATCTTGCTAACATGATGAAGCCAGCATTGAGCAAAGGCAACATTAAAGTTATCGCTAGTACTACATGGGAAGAATATCGCAAGCACTTTGAAAAGGATCGTGCCCTAATGCGCCGCTTCCAACGCATTACTGTTGACGAGCCTACACAAGAAGTTACTATGCAGATCCTTAAAGGTATTAAGAAATACTACGAAGGATTCCACAATGTTAAGATACGCACTGATGCATTACAAGCGGCTGTTAAATTAAGTGTCAAATATCAAACAGATAAGAAGCTTCCAGATAAGGCCATTGACTTAATCGACCTAGCGTGTTCACGGTTTAATTTAAAACTTGCAGATGACCGAATTATCGGTGAGCGTGAGATTCAATTCGAGCTTGCTAAGATGATTCAATTGCCCGAAGAAAAGATTATGGAAACTGAAAGCAATACCATGTCTGCATTACAGGATAATGTACAAGCAGATGTATTCGGACAAGATCAAGCAGTAATTGAAATCGTAGATAAAATCATTGTTGCTCAAGCAGGACTTAAAAGTGAGAATAAACCTATCGGATCATTTGTATTCATGGGTCCAACTGGTACAGGAAAAACTGAAACTGCTAAGTCACTGAGTAAGCATTTAGGTGTCAAGTTGCTACGTTTTGATATGAGTGAATATCAAGAAAAACATAGTATCAGTAAGTTGATCGGTAGCCCTCCGGGTTATGTTGGCTTTGAAGAAAACGCTGGCTTGTTAATTACACAGGTCCAAGAGAATCCTAATGCTGTTTTGTTGTTTGACGAAGTTGAAAAATCACATCCAGATGTTTCGACAATCTTGTTGCAGATGATGGACAATGGTTTTATTACTGGTTCAAATGGAAAGCAAGCAGATTGCCGTAACTTGATTCTTATCCTTACTACTAATGCTGGTGCGGCTGATGCTGATAAAAATGCTATTGGATTCGGGGCACAACAAAAAGACTACAGCGATAAGGATCTTAAAAAGTTCTTTACACCTGAGTTCCGTAATCGACTAGATGCTGTTATTACATTTAACAAACTGCATCGCGATACAGTTGTTAAGGTAGTTGAAAAGTTCCTTGAAGAACTACGTTCACAAGTTAAAGATAAGGGAATTAAGGTCAAAGTTGATCGTGATGCTATCAACTGGCTAGTAGATAATGGATATGATAGCAAGATGGGTGCTCGTCCATTACAACGTGTTATTGATAAAGAAATCAAGAAAGATCTTGCTAAGATGATGTTGTTTGGTGAGTTACGGGGAGGCGGATGGCTAACTGTGGGTGTCGTTGACAATAAGATTACACTTACAGCTAAAGGAAAAACATTAGATGTGCCTTTACTAGCTATCGAAGAAAGTAAAGAAAATGTTAACCAAAATAACTAATCGCCTCTTTAATAACAAGTATCAATATAAGGTAGTCTTAGTCTGCGGCGGCGCTTCTTATTTCAGAGATAGAGATTTCGATCAAATAAGACAGCGCCTAGCAGTTTTTAATTTCGAAGAGCGTTACTATAAAAATGCAGGAATTAAAAATCAAGAAGAGCTTGATTGGACTTTTAAATTGCTAGTTGCCTTACAAAATCTAAACGATCATAGTATACGAGTCGAGCAACCATTTGTATCGATTTATACTAACACTAAGAAAGATGTTGATAAGTTAATCAAGCTCGAACCCAGCAAGGTTAAGTATATCAGCGTTCCCCCTACTAATAATCCCCTTGCTGAAAATACTATAATTTCAAGTAAAATTGACTTTGAATATCGTATTACCCTAGGAAAAACTACCCGAGAACATTCAGCATTTGTCGACTGGGCTACTAACAACAAGAAGCTTAGATTAACCAAGAGCTGTGTTAACGCACTACATAAAAATCGCAGTTGGGGCGGCACTTACTTCTATATCACCGGCGATAACAACCTGCTGATGGCTAAAATGCATCTAGGCGAAGCTATAAACAGGGTAGATCGCATAGTAAAGACTAATCCATAAGTCCGTTAGGCGATAAATACTCTAACCGCAGAGTATTCTGCTGTCTTTCAATTACGGATTAAAAATGCGCATACAAGAACTGCTAGAAGGTAAATTTTTTAACGATTTAGATTTTGTTAAATCTGGTGAAAATGGACGCGAGTTAGACTACGATATAACAGAAGACATGGCATATTTTATGCAACATGACAATGATGCATATCGTCGTCACACCCATCCAGCTATCATGCACTGTGTCGACAGCATGAAACATCACATCAAACCTAAAGCAGACGTATTTGCGCCTGCTATTGAAGAATGTTATAAGATGTATGTTAAACAGTTCCCAATCCGTGAACTGCCACATAATCTAGACGAAGAAACTATCAAACAAATTTGTGATAAAATGCACGAAGAAGTCCTCCAACACATCGGTGATGGAAAGTACAAGGACTAACCGTGAGATTACGTGAGCTGTTTATTCGCGAAGCCAAACCAGCTGATGACAGTATGGAAAAATACGGGCGGGCGTTTAATCATCCTGAACATTTAGTATTCTTCAAAGGCAGTAAAGGTACAATAGAAGCATTAAATCATTTTAAAGAAATAGCTACTGAAGAAGAAGGTGCTACTACTGTTAGAGGCAAGTGGGACGGTAATCCCCAAATATATTGGGGTAGAGAAGTTAAAGGTGGGCCGCTAATCCTAGCCGGTCATAATCAATGGTCACGCGGTATTAAAGGTGACAGCAAAGAAACAGTATACGACTTTATTGCCAATCAAAGCGGTAAAGCAACAACTCCTAAAGAAGTTAAAGAACGTCAGCAATTTGCTACTAATTTTAGCAATCTATATCCGTTGTTTGATGCCGCCACTCCTAGAGACTTTGTTGGTTTTGTATATGCTGATAGTTTGTTCGGCGTTGATCCTGCCTTGAATAAAAAATTAATTCCAATGGACGGTTATCCAAAGGGTGTATGGACATTTGCTCCTAATCCAAACAGTAATACAAGATATTATGTGAATGCCGATCCCGAAGAAAGTCAGTTAGGAGGTCGTATTGCACAAGCTAAGGTTATGGTAGTAGGCCATGCTAAGTTTGATAGCTACGGTGCCGGAGATAAAGAACAACAACCTATCGACGACTTTAGTATGTTTAATGGTAATTCAGGTCTGATTGTGCAGGGTCCTATATACACTAGCAATGGCAGTGGTCAGGACACTACAGAGATTGATGCTATGATCGATCAAGTAACTGATGAAGTATCAGGAGTCGGTGCTAATCTAGATGCATTTATTGCCAGCTTACCTGATCCAGATAAAAATGGCATATTCTATCCATTCTTCAATGCTATGAGTGGGTTACATGCTAGAAACGAACAAGCATTTGACAGCATAACAGGTGATACATTTAAGAGTTGGATGCTTAAGAAAGGTGTGAGTAAAAACAAACAAGCACACATTATTGAAATGATTAAAGCACATCCGGGTGCATTTGATTCAATGCTACAATTGATCAAAGATATTAGAAACATGAAAGACCAAGTGGTTGCCGCATACAAAGGTCAAGGTCGACCAGAGATATGGGACACCGATGGTGAAGGATATGTTAGATATGCTGATCCCAAAAAGCATAAATATGGTAACATGAAATTTGTTCCAACAACTTGGGCACCGGGCAGAAAAGAATAATGAAATTAAGAGAATTATTTGAAAATAAAGGAAATTCAGTAGGCGTGTGTTTTGGCCGCTGGAATCCACCTCATAAAGGTCATAGAGCCGCTTGGGAAATTGCGGCTAATTTTGGCACCTTTTATGTAGGTACAAATAAAAATACAGAAGGCCCAAATGACCCGTTACCATACGAAGTAAAATTAAAAGCTATGGAAACTATTTGGCCTGAAATTGCAGGACATGTTATTCCCGAACAAAGTTTGTTCACGTTGGTGTCAAAAGTGTTTGCTAAACACGGTGAGGACACTCATTTAAAAATTGCCACAGACGAAGAGTGGTTGACTAAGTCACTTATACAGTATAACGGAAAAGAAGGTGCGCATGGCTATTATAAATTTGCCAGCATTGAACAAGTCCCCACACCACGTTTAAGTAGTGCAACTGCTCTTAGGGCCGCAGTACGTGCAGGCGATAGGGATGAATTTAGCGATGCCGCAGGCGTTGATGCAGATACACCTATTAGCATAGGCAAGAAGGCGGTTGCGTTTTTTGACCTAGTTGCTCACTATCTTAGCAAGCATCCTGAAAAAGTTAAAAAATCTAAATCAGTTAAAGAAACCAATCAGCAAATTCGACAAAGAAAGAAAGAATTGGTCGAAGCACAGCATTTGTCTAAAGTCGAACGAGAAGCCGGAGTGTTTGCTAAAAGATATGATAGCCTTGACACGTATTATGATATGTATCGACTAGGAGTTACGATCGCTGGCGGGGATGCCCATCCGGTCATCGGTCACGGACCTAACTCGGATAGTCCTTCAGTATGGATGTATACTCCCCAGGAAGCTGAAAAAGTTGCAAAAGCTGAAAAGCGTCAAGGTATTAAAGGTACAACTATTATTGGTAAAGGACAAAGTAGTGAACTAGATTCAACTAATAAGAAAAGTACAACGGCAGTTCGTAAACCAAACAAATATGGTGTATAATGGAAAATAACAAATATCATCTCTCAATCAAATCAGCATTTGCAAGTGAATATGCATTTGCTCTCAAAGCACAGAACTACCACTGGAACACAGAAGGTGCAAGTTTTTATCAATTGCATTTGCTGTTCGAACGTATTTACGATGAAGTGTATGGAGTTGTTGATCAATTTGCAGAAGAATTAAGAGCATTAGAAATTTATGCCCCAGCTAGTCTTGGTAGATTCAGCATGTTGTCTGCAATTGATGACGAAAATCAAGTGCCAGACGAACGTGCTATGGTTGAAGAGCTGTTAGCCGACAGTGAAAAAATGTCGGGTATATTTAAATTACTGTTTACTATGGCTGAAGATGCCGGTGACTATGGATTGAGTAACTTCTTTGCTGATCGATTAGATGCTCATAAGAAACACAGCTGGATGTTGAGAAGCACATTAAAATGAAACAATACAGGATCACCACTGAGCATTTAAATCAAGACAGTCAAGATGACTGCTATCTTGCTCCTACTGATCCTATACATGAAATTAAAGCTATACAACATTTAGCTGGATTGGGTGCAGATGCTAGATTGCACGAGCTACGAGTAAATCAAGGTAGTAACATTAGTGTAACTGGCAGTAATAAAGGTGAACTAATGCGCAAACATAATATTAAACCTGGTACTCCTGAATGGTTTAAATTATGGTTTAGTTTGCCGTACATGACTGGTGAAAAGCCTGTAGGAAAATAATATGAAAATGTATGAATTAGACGAAAATTACAATCACGGTCATGCTGACCCACGTGCTCCGCAGTTAGGAAGTCACGAAAAACGTGAGTTTAAACGTGCTGAATTACAACACGAATTAGGTCACGAAACTAATAATATTGCTATTACTATCAATGGCAAAACTTGGAAAGTTGTTCCTGGTAAGGGATACGCTGATAGCCGTGAAGAACGCACACATCTACAGCACATGCAGACATGGGCTGAGAAGAAATCGGCAAGTTCTGGTAAAAAATGGTCGGTACATTTAACAGGTGCTCCTCTTTCAGAATCAGCTAGTGTAGGTGCTACTAGTGCCGCAAATATCGCTAGCGTAGCTAATCCAGACCAAGCATATAGCAAAAAACCAGTAAAAAGCGTTAATGCATTAGATCAAGATGAAGTTAGCTTGTTCGGTGCACCTATGGAAACAGTTAAAAATACAGCGGGTAAAAAAGCCGCTATCATCAAAAGACGATAAATATAATAAGATAAACGGAGTATACTCATGCCATTAGAATTAGACCAA